ATATTTAAGCATAAATCCCAATCCAACCATATTGCCGACATCAGCAAAATGGTAAAAGTCCACTACTCCAATCCCTGGGCCAGCGACAAGAATATAGGACGCGCGTACAACGAGTTTTGCGCCAAGGTGCCGGAAAGTGACTGGATATGCCTTCAGGATGGCGATATCATGTACCTGACTGACTTTTGGGGTAAGCAGATCGAGGATATTGTAAAGCAAAACCCACAATATGACCTGATAGGATGCTATACCAACCGGCTGGCTTCTCCGCACCAGTGTTATAACGGCGAGTTCAGCGAGAACACGGATTTGATGCACCATATGGAGATAGCCGAACGGGTGTATAAAGACCACTACGCCGAAGTGGAACAGATCAACAAGGGCATAGCGGGTATGTTCATGCTATTCCCGAAAAAGACGTGGTTAAAGCACAAGTTTCGGGAGAATACGAACGCTTTTGACAGCTTCTTTAGCAAGGAAGTGCTGAAAGCGGGAGGGAAGATAGGTTTGGCTAAGGGGTTATACGTGCTGCACCGGTACAGATTAGGAAAGCCAGAGCCGAAAACTAATATTGAGCATTTAATCAATAAGTGACATATGACGCTGGATGACATTGTCAAAAAGGCCATCCCCGATGACCCTAAAGACTGCCGGATTAAGAAGGCGCATAAGGAAGCGTTACGGCTGTCAATTAAGCGGGATATAGCGCTGCTGATAGCGCAGAACTTTGTACCGAAAGAACAGAAAGTAAAAAGCCCATCCTGAAAAGGATAGGCCGCTGCATTCATAAAAATTAAGAATATGAATTGTCTACTCCAAAGATAATTTATTTTTTGTAAACAAATGTACAAAAAGTATATTTGCTTTAATCAGATAGACTTCCGGTAAACGGGATGGCGGATTACTAAAGTGCATTGGATGGCTACCGGATGGAATTAATCCTGGTGGCTTTTTTGTTTTTATGGGGTTAGCTTCATTATTCCGTCCAAAATATCGCTTAATTAAGGAAGTGCAGTTGTCAGGGGTGAGCCTATATTATGTTGAGCGCAACTACCTATTATTTTTTTGGACATCCGTTTCGTTGCCAACAATCAATGAGGATGCGGCGCGCGAAACGTTTTCGTCAATGGTTGAGAGAAGGAAAAGAATTAAGACGGTTCTTATTAGCGAAAGGTAGCGCGTTCGAGCGCAGCCGTCCTATCAAAAAACAATCAATATGGATACACTCGAAAACGCAATGCGTTCTATGTTAGAGGATGAATACCCGCCAACTATCTTTGTAACGCAGCAAGATTTAGATAGATTAGGAACGACTATAGAGGAGGTCCAAAAGGTAGCGGGGTATATAAAAGTAGTATTGCTTAAACGACTGCCAATTGTATCATAATATGGGCTTATATCTTAACCTTAGCGACGACGGTAAAGGCCAAAGCCATTTATTGAAGGGAACCGGAGCCGACCGGTGGGAAGCAATTAATAATGGTGGCGCTTGGACATCCTTAGTAATATTTCCGTGTATAATATAGGGGGCATGAGGTGCGGCAAAGTTCCGTTCTTTAGTCGAAAGGCAGCGAAAGAAGAAATGAAGGTCATTAACCGGCATCATAAGACGCGGAAGAAGATCACAGATGCCTATTATTGCGCTGATTGCTCAGCATGGCATCTTACATCGATGAATAAGAAGCGAAGCCGGGATTATAGGAGGGAACAGAATAAAAGAGCTTAACCACGCCCTTGGTCATGGGCATTAGGATATGAACAGTTACGCACAACTTTATTGGCTTACACGCCTTGACTATTTACAAGGCTGTTTTATAGCACTTGCCATAGTGAGCGGCATAGGAATAATTGCATACCATATTTATGGGGCGTGTATGGCAGATGTTAATTGCTGGGATGAAAGCGAGAAGAGGGAGTATAGACGCAAATATAAATGGAAGGTCAACGTTGCCGGAATCCTTTTACCTTTTTCTGTTCTTATCGCCTGCATGATCCCTACGAGAAACGAAGCGTTGGTGATCATGGCCGGTGGTTCCGTAATGGAATATGCAAAAAAAGATACGTCTTTGCAAAAGCTGCCCTATCAGGCCACTGAGATCATTAGCCAGATGATGGACGAAAAGATTAAAGAACTAAAGGAAAAGTAATGGATCATCCCATAGTCATTAGCCCCATAGTCCGCTATTGGTGTGAAGATGGCACAAGCGGCCTGAGTGACGGAACCAATATCTTGATTTGGGGGAAGGATTATGACGCTGCAGTATGGTTATCGGAATACATGGAATATGGAGCTGAAACTTACGGGTGGAGAGAGGACGGGAGAGGGGGAATTGAACACTTAAACTTGAATTGATATGATCAAAGCAACTGAACTGCGGCTAGGGAATTACGTGCGATGCAAGATTTATAATGGCAACAAGGATGTTGTTATACCATTTGTCTGGCAGGAAGCAAAATATATTCACCTCTTCGAGCCCATCCCCCTAACCGAAGAGTGGTTAAAACGCTTTGGATTTGAATCCAGACTGATTAATAACGCCTTCAATGAATGGTATACCATGTGTACGCCACCTAACTATAAACGTGAATTTGCTTTGTGCTTCCGGTTCGGTGAATATAGAGATGTCCCGCGAGACCAGTACACCAGTAATGCATGGCATGCTTGGATGTCCAGTGGGGATTCGCACAGTTTCAATATACAATATATCCACCAGCTTCAGAATCTATATTTCGCCCTGACGGGCCAAGAACTAACGTTAAAAGAACCTATATGAGCGAAACAATCACGGTAACCAAACCGAAAGCGTGTAAGTATTGCGAGCATTGGCTAGACCTATGGAGCCATAAGGGTAAATGCGAGAAGGCTGGAACACTTTTTAATTCCCCAGAAGACGATGAATCGGGTTTTTCGGCAGTTGATCCAAATGATCCGGGCGCCACTGTATTTTTTACTACCGGCCCGAATTTCTATTGCTGTCACTTTAAAGAAAAGGAAGGAGAATGAGCACAGAAAAGCATTTAGCTGCATTTATGAGCCGCAAGGAGTTGTCCGAAATTCCATCTATGATAGAATGGCGGTCACAACAAGCCGTTGGTGCATATAACAACAAAATAGAGGAAGCAATAAAGCGCCGTTGTGAAGAATACGGTTATGCTTACTCGCCAAATCGCATTGTTTCTATTATGGATCGCTGCCGAAACGATCTATACTATTATAAGACAGATACGGGCAGATTGGAGCCATTAATTGCCATTTCGGCTATGGAGATGAAATGGACGGATGGCGAAGATAAAGTAACTGTAACAATGGAGTCAAGGGAATTGCCCCCGGATATATTCAGGCCGCTTCCAGATGTGCAAGATCAAGCATTCTGATTTCGGGTTAAAATGGTAAATCATGGAGGATAAATATTGGATAGTAACCGTTGGTGGGAATAACAGGCAACGCACCTTCAGCCATAAAGGGCCGCATCCCATTGATGTGTTGAAGGGTGCGGATTGGGACGTAGCGCTGCTATTCTATGCAGAAATAACGGAAGAGCAGTACAATAGCCTTCGGGAATGGGAGGAAACACATCCGGTATCATAAAAACTAAATAATATGCCCACAGTCATTATCTATTACTGCTACGCCAGTGGACTCTGTAAGCTCAGAGAGTGGGTTATAAATGGCGTTCACTATGTGTATGACTGTCCAGACAATTACGATGCTATTTTTGGCCCCGTTGTGGCTAAATGGACGGTAAAATTAAAACAAATATATGTACCGTAACGAATCTATAAGCACCCTGGAGATGCGGCCTGTATTTGGCTATACTAAGTTTATAGACGAAAAACCGGATAGCGGCCGATGGGTAATTATAAAATGACCCTTCATGCCTGTGAGTAAACCAATACGGTTATTTCATGTTCAGATAGGACGGATTGCCAGAATTACGCCAAACGATGAGTGGAGATACGCCACAGCAAACGAGATATCCGAACAATTAAAGCAGATAGGATGAAAAGATACATGCTCTTTATCTTCCCCTGTTATTATCCTTCCGGTGGCGCTGAAGACTTAAGGGGAGTATTTGAAACTATTCAGGAAGCAATTGACTATTCAACTACTTGGTGCGATCCGAAAATAGATAGTCTATATTGTGAAACACCTGAAGTGGTACATAAGGAGTGCTATATGCATATTTATGACCTAAAGGGGAATGCTATCGTTAGGTGGAAAGCGCGGGGCAGCGAATGGAGCGAACATGATTATAATATCTTCTAAAATAGATAATATGAGGTATTTAGATGGGGGAGATCGCATTCAATGCCGGGCCAGAATAGAAGGCCGATATGATGGAGAAGACTTCATATACGAAGATGCCCCCGATGCAGATGGATGGTATTTCTACTGGATGGAAGACAAGAATCCTAGTACCTTTTGGTGGTCGGAGGGTAATATGAGTTGTGATTGCAATAGGCACAACTTCTTACCGCCCCATCTTCAAGAAAAGCATAACGGGGAATGTGGAGGGCAAATAAGGCTTAAGCGAATTATTCCGCTGGAAGGGGAGAATCTTCCGGTTGTTGAATTAAACGAATATTAATGAAACAGATACTAATACTACTATCCCTTAACCTGGTGGCCCTGGCATTAATCGCTACGGCCTCCTACATGGCAATAAATGACCTCTGGGGCTGGGGCTGGTTCCTTGCGTGTGCCATGTGTGCTACTCACGTGGCTAAAGGAGGCAATAACGATTAATCATTTGTATATTTGTTTACAAATTGGCAATTATGGAAAATCCAGACCTTTATAGAAAATTGTCTGATTATCTATGCAATAGTACACATCCCTTGGAGGATGCATTCGGCATATTCTTTATTATGGAGATGAAGCGGTTTATTGAGTTTGATAAAAATGATGACAGAAAACTCGATCCAGATGCTATTTTTAGTTATGGCAAATCATTAATAGCAGTTGGTTCAGACGTTTTAGCAAAACCTGTTATGCAATCATTTGTCAGAACTTTCTACGCTGGTATTATGTTGACGCTCGTACGGTTAATAGATAATGAAATCAAGTTTAAGCATGACCAATAAAGAGCGCCGCGCCTACTACCGCACCTGGAACGCCTTCCAGATTAAGCAGGAAAAATTCTGGTATTCTAAGATATTAAAAGTTTATCGCGATTGGGATCAGGCATTCGTGGATTACATGTTTAGAAATGGTATACGCGATGCGCAGGCCATGCTTGACAGTATTATTACTATCGGTCCCATAATGGATGTACTGCAGCGGCTTTATATTTCCGTAGGCCTCAAACATGCACGCTTCATTAGGCAGCAGATAAAGCGCGATAGTAGGAAGTTGCGTTCGCTGCCAACCATGGGGGTCAACGAACGGCTTACAAGGGAAATACAGCGTTATTTTGATGAGAACTTACTAAACAAGGCGGTCATTAAGATTACTGATACTCACAAGCAGGTTGTGCTAAAAACCCTGTCCCAGGGTATTGAAGAAGGGTGGACAGTCGAGCAGATGGCGAAGGCCATAACAATGTCGGCCTATAATAGGCATCATGCCAGATTGGTAGTTAGGACTGAAACGGTCCGCGCTGCTAATGCTGCTGCTGAAATGGAAGCACAGCAAAGTGAATTAGTATTAGATAAGGAGTGGATTAGTGCTATGGATATTCGCGTCCGCAGACCACCTAAAAGCCGGTTCGACCATTGGGATCTGGACGGCCAGGTAGTACCAGGTGAGCGGCCTTTTTTCTCTGGCGGCGAAGAGCTGCAATTTCCAGGTGATCCTAATGGAAGCGCGGGTAATACAATACAATGTCGCTGTACGGTTGCATACATTCCACGTAGAGACGCTAATGGCAGACTAATGCGGCGTGAACGGCCGGTAGTATCTATTCAACGTCCAACGGTCCAAGGCTTACCGGTAGAAGTGCCGGAAATTGGCGTCCCCTCCGGTGTTACAGTCATTCAGCCAGTACCGAGCAACATTATCCAGATTATCACAATAGGGGTTCAGGAATTGTTTGGAAATTAATTTTTGTGTATAAAATATACATTTTGTACATTTGCCCCAAGCGGGCTGTTTTTTAGTTTATCTCACTCTTTAGGTTTTTCGCTTCGACCGCTTTCAGTCACTGACAGCCCATGCAGGCGGCGTTCGAGAAAAAACAATTTAATCTTAAGGCGCTTGATGTAGACACTGGTACCAAAAGTGTCAAGGTGGCTATTGCCCAATTGGGGAGTATTGATAGCGATAGGGATATCTTCTCTTCTACTGCATTTGATAAAACTATTGCTGAACGTGGCCCCAAAGGGAATAACTCCATATGGTTTTTAGTAGACCACAATACCTCCATTAAATCTGCGCTGGGTAAGTTTTCTGAACTATATAAAGACGGTGATTATATCGTTGGAGTGGGTCGCTATAAAGAAGATCATGCATTATGGCGTGATACTGTTTGGCCCTTATACCGGGACGGCGATATAAACCAGCATAGTGTAGGCTTTACTACTATCAAGTCGGGCCAATATGCCGAGGATGTGCGGGAGATTACGGAAGTGGCTCTATGGGAAGGCAGCGCGGTTCTGTTCGGCGCGAATCCCAACACCCCGACTTTAGATGTTACCAAATCCATGAATAAAACCGAACAGGTCGAAATGTATACTAAGCGTTTCGACCTGCTAATTAGATCTATCAAATCTGGACGCTTTGACGACGACAATAGCCTGCTATTGGTGGAATTGAAGCAGCTCCAACAAATACTGATTGACCTTTCAAATAACTCCACTGTGCCGGAAGAAAAGTCCACACAGCCGGATAGCGTAAAGGAACTGATTGATATAGAAAATGAGATCAAACACGCTATCACAGGACTTTTCAACTAACACATAATGGACGTTAAAGAAATTAAAGGCGCGGTGGAAGAAGTGGTAAAACCCGTTGCCGAACAGGTAAAAGGCGTTAAAACTGCCGCTGAAGCAGCCAAAACCGCAGCAGAGGAAGCCAGCAAAAAGGCTGAAACCGTAGAGACGGAAGTAAAGAAAGTCAATGACGAGGTGAAAGGCCTCAATGAATGGAAGGTGAAAAAAGATGAAGCCGACCAAAAGAACCAGGAAGCACTGGATAAGCTGATCCTAGACAGCCAGAAATACAAAGTGCCGGTTGGTACAGAGCAGAAGCATTTCAATTCTCTGCTTGCAGAGGCAATTGAGGAAAACAAGGGCGCCATATCCAATTTTGCGGATAAAAAGACACGGGAAGCCGCCTTCCAGCTTAAAGCTGTCGGCGATATGACCTTGAACAGTCCTACGACTTTCCCCACCGCCAATGTATCCGTAACTGATCTGCGCCCTGGTATTATTGAGCAGCCACGCCGCAGGCTCCATATCCGGCAATTGCTTACCGGCGGTAGCATGAGCGGTTCCCACTATGCATACGTGAAAGAGATCGCCGGCGAAGGTGATCCTGCGCCCACCGCAGAAGCAGCACAGAAGCCACAATTCGACCTGCGCCTGCAGGAAGTAAGCGTACCGGCTGAGACTATCGCCGGTTTCGTTAAAGTGTCCCGCAAGATGCTGCGCGATGTGCAAGGGCTCACCACATTCCTCCAATCCCGACTGCCGGAAAAGCTACTGCGTGTAGAAGACAACCAATTGCTGAACGGTGATGGGAACGCACCCAATATCTCCGGTATTACCGATGCCGGCAACTTTACAGCTGCTACAGGTACCTCGCAGATATGGGTGGAGCAACTGGTAGATGCGATTACCCAGCTGGAAGAATCCGACCGCGATGTTAACGGTATCCTGGTGCGACCGGCTGATTATGCTACAATTCTGCTCAACAAGGCACAGGGCTCCGGTGAATACGACTTGCCGCGCGAATTGGTTACCTATACTAATGGTCAACTGTATGTAAACGGTGTGCCGGTATTCAAATCTACCGCCGCTAATGCTGGTCAGTTTATCGTGGGAGATTGGGTAATGGGTGCCAACCTGATCATCCAGGAACCGCCTATCATTCAATTCTTCGAGCAGGATGAAGATAACGTACAGAAGAACATGGTTACCGTGCGTATTGAGGAAACTATCTGTTTCCCGGTATACGGTAATGACTACTTCGTAGTGGGCGACTTCTTCACTCCGACTACTTGATTTTGGGTTGATAACTAAAGGCGGCTGGGGCAACCTGGCCGCTCTTTAAAAACTTGCTATGAAAGTAAAGATCAGAAAACGGTTCAGGGACCGGGACACGCTTAAGATAATGGCTGTAGGCACAGAGGCTGACTACGCTCAGGACCGCGCCATACAATTGGCTGGCTGGGGCTTTGTTGAGCTTTTGGAAGCCGTCCAGGAAGAGGAAAAGGAAGCGCACACAACGGAAGTTCCGGCAGAAGATACGGAAGCACAGGAGAAAGAAGAACTAACCGATAGTGAGCCGGAGAAACTCGACTTCACTCCTTTCCCTGAAAAGTCCGAACAGCCTAAGAAAAGAGGCCGCAAACCTAAGCAGTAATGGGCAGCAATAAACTGTTAGATAAGAAGATAATTACTCAGCCAACAGCTGAGCCGGTGACCCTGGAGGAAGTAAAGCTCTATATGAACGTGGACTTTACTGAAAAAGATAACCTGATTAATTCTTTGATATCAGCAGCGCGGCAATTACTGGAAGAAAAGTTTGACATCGGGATAGTGGAAAAGCAGCTGCAGGTGATTATTAATAACTCTGCAGGCGGCTTTGCGCTGACTGGTCCTCCGATCGGCGATGTCGCCGGCGAAGATGAGAACGGGAACGTAGTTGCGCTAACGATTGTCGGTGAGTACAATAAGTACATAGAGGCTCCATGTGACTGCTACCTGAGGCTGACATATACTAGCGGTTATCCTGTTGACCAGGTGCCTGAAATTTATAAGACAGCTATTAAGCAGCAAGTATTGTGGATGATGGAACACCTTGGGGACGAGATCATGCAGGATGAAATCAGCCCAATGGCTACAATGAGTTTGAAACCATATCGGCGTAACGGAACGGGGCTTTTCATATGAAGATCCAACCACAGGGACAATTCAACCGGCGCCTATTAGCTCAAAAGCTAAGTAAAGTGCAGAATGATTCCGGTGGTTGGACTGAAACATGGAATGACGTCTACACCACCTGGGCGTATGTAGGACCTGTGAGATCGTGGAGGGCGCTCCAACAACTGCAGAACGTGCAGAATGCATCCTACGAGGTCCAGATAAGGTACACGCCTAGCCATGAAGTGAGCAAGGATATCCGCTTTGTGTATGAAGGGAAGATACTCGTGATCAACAGCATTGAGGAAGTGAAAGAGGGGTCAAAGCGGTTTTATTCACTTGTTTTAATTGAGCAGGGATAATGGCAAGAAGTTTCGCAGCATTAGAAGTGAAGGGTCTTAAAGAAGTGCTGAGTAGGTTGAATAATGTACCTAAGGAGGTGGCTAAGGAAATTGATCTGGAGTTACAAGCCAGTGCTCGTGTAATTGTCAGAGAGGCTAAGGCCAATGTAAGAGGAAGGGTTAAAAATGAAAATGGTGCTCTTCTAAATGCAATCAGCTATGAGCACAAGGGTGATATGTCATATGAAGTAGTTGCACAGAAGTTTTACGCCCCGTTTGTGGAGTTTGGGACTGGAACACGGGTAAACGTTCCTGCAGGACTGGAAGAATATGCCATGCAATTCTACCGGGGTCCTGGAGTCAATATACCGGCTACGCCTTATTTGTTCCCGGCCTATGAGGAAGAAAGGAAGAAGCTAATTGATAGGCTGAAGAATATTATCAAGACAATATGATAGATGCGGCATACCATACACGTAAAGGGTATTTCCAGAGGCTGAACGGGGCTGTTACTTATAATGGCAACCCGGTTCCTGTCTATGACACTTTTGCTGTGAATGAGGCCGAATATCCATATATCATATTATCAACGCAAACGGCCGTAGATGATAGCGTAAAGAGGTGTCAGGCGCAAGAGGTGACTATGCTTCTGGATGTTGTTACCGGTTTTATTGGCGCTCCTGACCGGCAACCGCTGGATGACATCTGCAATCAAATTTATCAACTAATAAACCCGGCAGACGGAAACTTCATTGATGTTGGGCCGGATTTAAATATTATTTCAACGAGGTTATTATCTGATACGACGCTGGAAGCTCAAAACGATGTTTGGAAGATTGTCCGGCGGCTGATACGGTTTGGGCACAGACTACATGAACAAGTAATGCTATAATAATGGCACAAAGAAAACCGGAAATCGGTAGTATCGGGATCTTCATTAAAACAGGGGTGGACTTTCTCGTTTTGGTTTGTCAAACCGATTTGACTTTTGACAGGTCCAGGGACACAATTGATGCTAACACCAAATGCGGTCCTGATCAACTGCCATCCAATAACGCCACCTACGAGATCAGTGGAAGCGCTCAAATATGGTTAGGCGACACCGACGATGCGGAAATCCCTGACACTCCTAACAACAAAGGCTCTGAAGCGCTGCTGGATCAGCTCATCCGTAACAAGACCACATTTGACTGGAAGATAGGGCCGCTTTCCGGCACACCGGTGCCGGGAGATGTGGTATATGAAGGCTCTGGTTTCCTTTCCAACCTTTCATCTTCCTGGGGTAACGACGACCCCGCAACGTTTGACTTCACAATTGGCGTAAGGGGTGAGTACACCCAAACAATTGAACCCGGAACAACTTAATTAGATTATGATAGTTGAGATTCAGATAGGCGGTAAATACCGCACGATAAGATTCAATAATTGGCAGAAGGAGGCGCTGGGTAAGCTATATGGTGCCGATCCTTTGGAAGCGGGGCAGAAGATGGTAGAACGATGGGGAGATAGTTTGCTGAGTTTGGCTGCTGATCTGGTGTATACCGGATTGATAGGAGATTACCGGGTAAAACTAAAAGACCTGGATTTTACCCGCGAGCAGGTGATGGAATGGGTGGGAGATGCCGATGACAAGGAATTGGCTACTGTCATTAATACCTGGTCGGAGACCGAAGCCGTGCGCACGTTGATCAAGGCGACAAACGGGACCGAAACCGAGGGAAAAAAAAAGTCACCTGGGAGGAAATTAAAGACTTCGCAATCGGGGAAATAGGGCTGCTTCCAGATCAGTTTTATTCCATGTCCTGGGTTGACTATTCGCGTTACGCTCAGGGATATTGGATAAGGAATGCAAGAATGCTGGAAGGACATAGAATGACAGCCTATACGTTGTTGGTTGTAAACCGGGCTAAAGGAAAATCATTACCGCCCATTACAAAGCTTTTTCCGGTTATAACGGATAAACCAGTTGAGATTAAACCACCTCCCAGCAAAGAGGAATTTAAGGCAATCGCCAAAAGGTATTTAGAAACATGGCATCAGAAGAAGGGCTGAAAATACTACTCAAAGCCGAAGTGCAGGACTTTCTGAAAGACATGAAGTCCGCAAAGGATGCCGTAACTACCGCCGCTTCCTCTACCTCAAAGGCTGTTAAATCATTCCTTGGCTTTTCTTCCGCTGCAGAAGGGGCCAGTAAATCCACTGAAGAACTTACCAACGCATTAAAAAGCGAATCCCAGGTAGTAGAGCAATCTGCTAAGCGCTGGAACCAGATGGGGAAGTTCATCTTTGAACAGACCTATGCGCGGAAGGCGATGATCAACCAGGTGCAGCAGGGGATTGGGGGATGGAAGTTGGAGGGACGAGCAATTCAA